TTCATCATGATTACCGATGCAAACTTTTGCTTTTGGAAAAGCCTTTACCCATTTAGCTATACGCTCTTTTGCAAGAGTATATTCATCAGCTACACCCGGACATTGGGGTTCCATTGGATGAAAACTAATACCATGCCAATCAATGAGATCACCGATAAATACTATTTTATCAATATCCCACATTTCAAAGGTATCCATAACAAATTCAAGAGCACCCTTGCGGGATACAGGTTCATGTAAATCAGATATGATTCCAACTCTGCTCATATCAATTCCTTATAATCAGGGATGAAATCCAGCCAGATGCTTCAGCTATCGTTGAGAATACATAAACTGGGATGTTGTGGTCAAAAGCATAGTCAAATTCTATTTCGCGACCACCCTGAAGTTTATCTCCTTCCGGCACGTAAATAATAACGGCATCACAATTATCAACAATCATGCAATCAATCTCAAGAATTTGATGCTCTGTCAGATAATGTTTATCAGATGCTCTCTGGACAAATGGTTCTGATTCTGCCGGGATATAAAATTCGATGGTAGGGAATATTACCCGAAGCTGTTTTACTAATCCTATGATTGTATCACAGTTAGCCTGCATTTGCACGTGAGTAGCATCTTTACCATACTTACCGCGTATGCTATGCGAACAGTAAACCCTCATACTAATATCCTCGCAATTTCCGACCAATTATTATCATATTTAATTGCCCTATCATCAATATAAACATCTGCTATTGGCTTATCCATTGTCGGCGACAAAATAATTTCATCATATATTAAACTATGTTCCTGCATAAAATTCCTTATTAAGTATGTATGAATTCTGCGTTCTTTTTTATTTCCCCAATAAGCTGCGGTTCGGCAAGAATGAATTTTTATCACATAACCAGCTTCTTTGAGAGTTTCTAATGCTTCTCTAACATCTGGCTCAATCGGCCCGACATCAGGAAATGCAAACTTACATAGCGTTCCGTCAAAATCTATAATTGCTATTTTTTCTACCGGACGTTGGCTTAGCATGGTTTTGGCTCCCAATTTGGATGATCTTCGTTCAAACCAAAACAAGTATTACAGGGTGGATCATCGTACTTTATACGAAAGTAAACACAGGATAGACATAATCTTTCAACACCATCCCTGTATTCCGGTTTCGTTTCTACAGATTTAGCATACGCTCCCTCTAAGTCATCTAATTCCTTTGGTAAAATACCAGCTTTAATCCGTAATTTTGTAGCTAAATAAACAACAGCATTCCAAGCAAGTGCTCTGTCATGACTTTCATCGGTTAGGCCCATTTTTTCCTGGGCAATATGACGCTCTAAAGAATCTATCAACTTGGATAAGGGTATTCCTTTTTCCCAATTTCTTGGCTCATAATGATCTGCACCATCTTCAAAATGTTTACTAATTTCCAAATAAGCATCACCGGGAAATAATACTGGTGTCCCTTTACCTTTAGCATTTTGTTTTCTTGCCCCAGTTTCAAATTTTCGTTCCGCACCACTTTCTTTTTTTATCATCTAAAATCTCTCTTTGATTTTATTATCCATATCTGATTGATACCGTAGTATTCCTCCGCCCTTAGTAGGCTTCGGCATACCTTTTTTAACAGCAGCCGCGATATTATTCGATACTGTGTGAACAGCCCGATGTGTATTCTCTGCAATGTCTGTCATACTCCAGCCTTCAACAGTAAAAAGGTGATAATCCCTGGCCTGTATTTTGGAGAGTATGGGAAATAAATGTGGGGCTTTTTTCTTTAGGGCTGCAAGAAGCTGCTGAACACGGCGTGGTGTTATTTCCATATATAAAGCGGCTTGAGTAGTAGATAATTCTTGAAAGTCCTGATGGCATAAGCGATAAGCTGTTTCTTGATCAGTCATTGTGTTCCTCTATATTACCTTGAAACTTCGGCAATTACGAAGCCTTTTCGGGATAATTCCGAAATAAATCTGCTAAAACCACTGTATGGTGATATTTTCCCTTCGTCTGTCGATGGACTGTGCGAAAAGGAATCCCAGTTTCAGCTTCAAACCGCTTGATGTCGTCATAGATTTTCTTATCCATATTTTCATCCGCTTTCGTCTGTGTGAATTATAGTCTCGTATCCTTCTAAATCTTCATCCTCTGAATCTGTCCCGGCTTCAATCCAGTCTTCAAATTTGAAGTCTTCATCCTCTGCCGAACAGGGTTTATCAAATCGAACATTGATATTACTGATCCCATCGTTCAAAGCTGTGATAATAGCCTGGACTTGCTTTTCAGTGTACTCATAAGCAGGTCCAGCAAGGTTGCCAATTTTCCTAAGCTCTGTTAAGGCGTTTGTTACGCGTTTTTCTGCGAGCCTTATAAACCTTTCAGATTTACTTTCACTGATCATGGCCTTTCCTTTCTGATTCTTTTAGGCTTCTTATAAGCTGATGACATCGAACCTTTACCTCAAATAGTGTCATCGTTCGTTCGGGATCATACATAAAGCTGCTTACTAATCTATCTGTCATCTGCTCAAGAATATCATCGCTGATGGCGGGAAAACATCTTGCACACTCATAATAACATTCAGCAAAAAACGCACGATAATTAGGGATTTCAGGCATCTTACCATTTCGTTAAAATATACCAACCCCATTCATCCCTGAGCAATTCTTCCTCTGGTGCTCCGTCAATGTCATAATCCCTAATATGAACCTCTATCCCATCCGGAATATTCTCAACTTCAACAGCCCCGTTCATTACTGAAATTTCAACTACTTTCTTTTCACTCATTTCGCATATCTCCTTTGACCTGTTCGCGGATCAGCCTTGAGGTTCTTATACATCTTTTTCCGCTGCTTTTTCCGCTCGTATCGGTTTCTCTTTATGTTTGATTTAGCTCCCATCTCTGCTTACCTCGTATCCAATTCGGCGTATAACACCGTCCGCTTCTGTTGCTTCAATAGCATCCCGCACCAGTCGCGTGCTGGCTTCACGGTCGTTCCTAAAGTATTGCCGACCGTGTTCATCTGTTTCTAAAAATAGTCGTATTGTCGCTTTCATCTTTTCTATCCTTTTCTACTTTTTGGAAACTTTTTAGCAATACGGCGAATATAAACAATATGCCGTTCTGCAATATCCCTATACGTCTTGCGATTACGGTAATACCGTAAGTGTTTAGCAATCGTATTTCGCATACTCATCGTTACTTTGCCCATCATTTTTCCCTTTAATCTTTTCTTGGAGTTTACAACAGCCATTAAGCAGGCAGATTGTACACTGAGCCAAGCATTTTCCATACTGTTCCTGTTCTTCGGCTGTAAGTTTTTTGTCAGCTATGATAAAAACCGTCCTCTACGCTCCAGCGTTTTAATCTGTCATCGACTTTCAGAGCTTCAATAGGTATCCCACCAAGCTCGTTAAGGTCAATATCAGAAAAATAATCTATCGCTTTTGCAGACGCCATAAGATAAGTAATCGGTTGATCTTCATCATCGCCCTGATCTATTTTTACGTCATACCAGTCAGCAGTAGTAATTATCGCTATTTCTTCACGCTCTAAAAATCCTATCTCCGGCAATACCACTAAATCATCAGGTATTTTATTTCCACCTTGATCAGTTTGTTTCATCTTTTCTACCCTTCAAAAATCTGGTTCACACGAAATACACTATCGCATTCGCAGCACCCCACAATAACAGACTCTATTGGCTCACTGTTAAGTTTACCACAGTGCGGACACGTCCACTCATAACCGCTTACAATCAGATCGACTTTACTGAGTCTCTGTATGTTTTCACTGGTATGTGGCATATTGTTTTTTCCTTTCTTATTTAACTTACAGTATATCCGGCAATTCGGAGAAACTCGTCTCGGTCAAACGTACTGTCCTCGGAGTAAAAATAATCTGTCAATTCATTTGTTATATTCCGCATTCGTTCATTGCAATTATAACAGTGTCCCGGTGTTGTAGCAGCAAATTCTACACTCTCCGCAATAATCTCTGCTATTGCCTTATAATGTTTTTTCATCATCATTTTTTTCCTCTATTTTCTTTATTTTCAACGGCCACAATGTAATGTTATTGCATCGCCCCTAATTTCTATGGCATCCGGATACGGTTCCGCGTTAAGATTTACTCTCATCCCACATACTTTGCATTCTGAATCCCACCAATAGCGGTATTTCCGAGAAAATGGTTTCATCTTGTGTCCGTGAAACTTACAGGATTCTAACGCTTCTTTTCTGAGTCTCTCTAATTTACGCATCATTTTTCTCCTTTTCATCCTGTTTTATTTCTTTTTCATATAAATTCCCATACTCGTCTTTATCGAATTTTTTCTCGTCATAATCAACCTGATTCATTTTCCTGCTCCTCTAATTCGTTTCCATCTGTATCCCAGTGTCCGGCAAATTGAAGGCCGTACCATTCTACACCTTCAAACCCACAATCCTCACAAGTATAAGGATATTTGATGCTTTCATCGCAGGGTTCCGAACACTCATAATTTAGGTTTCCACCACCACACTTAGGGCATACGCCCGGTCTTGTTTCTCTACTCATTTTATCCCCCTGTGCATATTCCGGCTTCGATTAAGGTTTTTGCTTGACGTCCGAAGCACCCTTGTAGTGTCCAGGCAAGGCCCGTGTCGATTAAGTATTGCCAGGCTTCAATCGTCTGTTCCTCATTTTCAGGTTCAATGAACCCTTCACACATTCCGACTGCTTCAAAATTATCCATTTTCTGCTCCTCAAAGGTTTATCCGGGGGAGCCTTCTCCCCCGAACAGAGCCTGCGGTCTTTCGACCTTGTTACCAGAAGATTTAATCAACTGGCAACTGCTCCTATGCCAAATAGCTGTTCGATTCAATTTCCTGTACCAATATAGCTTCTTGTGCGTTGTGGGCTTTTAATTCACGGATAATATCACAAAGTTGTCGATGAAAACCAGTACTACTATTAAGCGTGTCGATTTCGATACATAGACTCTGCTCGAATCCGCCTTTCCAATGTCCGACTTGTTCGCTGATTGAGAACCCATCGGAAAAATGCAGCCCAATTAAACTCTCAATCCAATTTCTGTTCTTGTTTTCTGTGTGGATTCTAAGTATCATCGTTTTGCTCCTTTTCTTATAGTATAACACACTTTCAGGAATATGCAAATAAAATCTCAGATTAATTGTCCAAATTCTCTGTCAGGCACGTATCGTTCTTTATGGCATTCCTTGCAATAACTGCCGAAATATCCGGTTTTTGTCCTATAAAAATAATCTGTCGTCAAGGGCAGTATTTGCTTACACATCGAGCATATTTTCTTTTCCGGCTGAATCTTTTTGCGTCTCCATTTTCTTCGCCTTTTTACATTTTTCTGGCATTCGCATCGAAAACTGTTAATCCGGCCCGTTCGCGTAATACCAGTTTTCCCGCATACAGTACAGGTATAAAACCAGTATTTATGATGGTCGAATTTCGTTCGCACATATACTCGTTTTCCACTACAAGTATTTACGGGCCTTGCAAGCTCTGGTTTATACTTTGCAAGCTCTTCGCCAGTAGCCGGGCCGCGATATAATAGTAGATTTGCGATTACGCTTGTGTAATTATACATTATCTTGTCTCCTATTATGGCATTCTTTCATTTGCCCCCCGATTATTTTTATAAGTCTCCTCTGTATTACGTGCGAACTTCGGTATATGCGAAGGATTCCGACCAGATTAGAGTGTTTTATTTTATCTAATTCACTTTTAGAGTAGTAGTAAAGCTATTCTTTAATTTATATTAATAATAGATATAAATATAAAATAAGAAAGAAGAATCTATATAGAGCTAAAAACGGTTATCATAAAACTAATCGCTCTAATCAGGGGGGGATTTCGTAATACTCGAATCATAAGTCTGGATGTTAACGCTATCTACTGATTAAGCAGTAGTCAGATTCAGTATGCTCAATAATTGCACAGGATTCGATTTCCCAGATAGTAAGGCATATTTGGCCATAAAAAGGCCCGTAGGCGATTAGAGAGGGTCTCAGGACGTTTCTACGGGCCTTCTATGAGAGGGATTAGTCTGCTTCGCAGGCTTCAAGAAACCTGTTTCCTGCTCCTTAGATCTGTTTGAAGGTTACATCGTGATGGCCCTCTACGGCCAATTCAATTTCGCCGCAGCTATAAGCTTCCTCGATACGCTCAAGGGCCGCATCCAGCGACTCTGCTATGACCGGGAGAGTTAGTGTTAGTGTTTCCTGTATCTCAATTTCGTACTGTTTCATTACTGTTGTTGTCTGTTTCATTTTCCTGCTCCTTAACAGAGTGTCAAATATGCCAATATACACAACCAGATAAACTGCTTAGCTGTCATAGAAATTCACACCATCTTCTGGTTTTCCCTTGTGTTTACACCAGCCGCAATATCCGTCAAAGCCTGATGTTCCACAATTTGGACAAGACCAATCTGTTTGCTTGTCGTATTCGTGCTGTTGTTCTTCTGTCAATAAATTCAATGCAATTTCAAGTTTTTCTTCTGTTTCCATAATTTCACCTCTTTCATTGTATAATCCACGTGCTTGAACCCTGAACCGGCCCACGCAGCCAGTTTATACGCCTGTCTGTGTGTTTCTGTGCTGTCTGTCTGAGCAGCATAAGGTATATCAGCGTAATTGTTAATAGTATAACCATACTTATAGTATAACATACTTTTGAGAATATGCAAATAAAAAGTCTGGCAGATTGCTCCGCCAGACTTTCGTCAAATAGTGGTTAACTGTTTGATTCTGGTCTTGAGTAAAGACTACCGAAATCACCCGCAGCCAGTTTACTCATTGCAAGTTTACGCAGACTTGCTGGTATTCCGTAAAACTTTGTTACTGTTCCATTTGGTTCAATCCGTACATTACCAGCACGTTTTAGGTCGTGGCTACGACTAAAAATACGCCAGACTTGGCCGGTTATTGCTCCGTCTTGATTCTCCTGTCCCTGCTCAAAGAAATACTCATTACCATTGTTGAACCATCCATTGCTTGTGCCATTGTTTACATTCTTGGTTAAGTCGTCCAGGATAAAGCCTAATACTGTTCCTGCGACCGCTGTGCAAGAATAACCCATAATAAACCTCACTTTCTGCTAACCACTATTGACTTGTCAAATAACCTTAACTATGTATAGTATAACATAGTTTCAGGATAATGCAAGTATATTCTCAGATTTATTTTCGTGTGGGTGGGTGTGTGTGTGTGTGTGTGTTCGATACCTGAAGGGCCAGGTATGACCCTTCAATTCCGCGAGGTTATAGGACCCTGGATCCCTAACTGGCACCCCTCGCTATACAGGTTTTTGACCCTATTCCTCAGATTCCCCTGTTTCAGACCAAATTAGCATTATTCACTATTTTCTATCTATTCCTCGGCGAAAAGTAAAAAATATCGAGAAAATATTGCGTATATACCGAAGTCTGGATGCCCTTATAGAGAAAGGTATGTTTTATGATTAGTTTACTCGCATGGTTGGCAGTTACTTTAGAGATGTTCGGTAACTGGATTATTGGCGATAAACATCGTTGGGGCTTTGTCATAAAAATGATAGGTAGTGTGGCATGGCTAACAGTCGCGGTGTTGTCCGGTATTCATGGTCTGATCGCCTCGGCTATTTTGGGGTTTATGATTAGTTGTAGGAATTTCATACACTGGCGTAAAAATGTTTAATTGGTTAGACAATCTGATTGAAAAAATATTAAGTATTTTTCCATCAGTGCAACTTGTTTCACCGGATGAATACGGGGTTAGAATAACTTTAGGTAAATATGTCAGTGATGCGCCGCCAGGATGGTATGTTCTATGGCCGGTTATTCAGGAATACAGTGGCCTTAAAGTTAAAACGCAGATAAAGGATTTACGCGCTCAATCAGTTTGGTCTGCTGATCATAAGGAATTAACAATTTCTGGTGCTGTAAAATATTATGTTGCAAATGTACGAAAGGCCCTATTTGAAGTATATGATTATGATGCTAATGTTCAAGCCCTGGCTTTAGGAATAATACAGCGTCATTGCGCGGCTCACGAAGAAATGACAATTAAAACATCTGCTTTAGAAGGGGATATATTGGAAATTCTGCGGAAAGAATCACAAGGATGGGGTCTTAAAATAGAAAAAGTTTATATTACTGATATAGGGCGTACAAGGAATATAAGATTGCTGACAAATACCGCGTCTGAAAGAGAAATAATATGAAAATCTGCTGGCAGTGTGGCAAAGAATTTGATGACGATGATTATGTAGAGAAATTCGGTGACGAGCAACCATATTGTTGTAATGATTGTTGCGAGACTACCGAACCGCCAGTAGATAGGTGTAAATCGTGTCCAGCGAAACAGTTTTAACCGTGTCCGAAAGGGAATAATATGAAACTTGAAGCTCTCAGAGATAATATCGTGCTTCGGCCAATAAAGGCTGATAGCAAGACTAAAGGGGGAATTCAAATGCCCAATCAATTTAGGGAAAAATTCGAGGACGGCGCCGTCATCGTATCCGTAGGGCCAGATGTCAAAGGACTTGCTCTGGGAAATATCGTTGTACGGCCCGATCCCCCCCGATATATTGTTACCGACGATGATACAAGCGAAGAATTATGGCTCTCGGCTGAAGAAGACATATTGGCAAAGATAATATGATAAAAAAGAACAGGACATTAGATCATATTGAGAAATTGTATAACTCTTTCACACGGAAGGATATGACCCTGAAGGAGTTTCGGCGAAGGTATCTGACTGCTACTGATCCTAAGAAGTTACAAGATGATTTGCATAAAGTAGTAGGATATAGACAGGTACAACAAACGCAAGAATTAGTAGCACAGCGCCAGAAAAAGGCGATAGATTCGAGATTGATAAAGAACTAAACCGTGTCCGAGGAGAAATATTATGCCTGAAATTAATGAACTGCAACAAAAAAACCATGATCTCCAAATCCTTAATGCAGGTATATGGCTTAATAATCAGCAGGTGAAGAATAGAAATAAGTGGTTAAATGGGGAAAATAATAAATTACAGGCGGAGAATAAGGAATTGAAAAGGTTAAATGGTGTAAGGGATTGTGAAATCGGTGCTTTAATAGCGGAAAGGGGTGAATTAAAGGCGGAGAAAAAAGAACTAAAACTTGTTAATGAGCTATTGTCAGGTCTGGTTATTCGCTATAAAAGAAAAGCGAAAAGACTCAAACAGATAATAGAGGATACTTTTGGTGTCTAATATGAAATTAGAGGAAACTGTAGTTGAAATCCAGTGTCAGAAATGTCCTGCTCCTGTTACAGTAACGCCGATAATAGAATTTAAGGGTCCGGTTAAGGGGACATTATATATACCATATCTCTTATATTGTGCGGAGTGTGGGGCTGTGATGACTATAACGAGACGAAAACGTAGAGATGACGAAAAATCGAAAAAAGAGTAAGTTAGTATGTGCATGTAACGGCCATTTATGCGAGGGTGAATGCCGTGCAATACATCTATACCGGAAGCGAAAAGGTTTATCGCAGTGTTCTGCTGCATATAGAAAATAAGGAGAAGAAATGGAAAATTATAGTTCGGATAACGCGGGAAATAGAATTTCCGCTGATGTAAATGCCAGCGACCCTGTTTTGGCATCGGGCCAGACGATTGAGGCTGGTAGTAAAAACACAAATGGTGAAATCACAGTAGTAGCCGGAGAATCGTATGCGATTACTTCAATTGGTTTCCACGTATTTGGACTTGCTACTACAACTACGGCTGCTAATATCATTTGGGCTGTTGGTGATGGACATACGATTGTGATTAAGATTCCCGCTGATTATACAGTCTTACACTATCAGAGTCCAAGTGATACCAGAAAACTCTATTTGCGGAAACTAACAGTGGCGTAAGAAAGGCGACGGAACGATGAAAAAATTATTTCAAGCGATTATTGCGTTTGTATTTATATTATTTCTATTAAATAATATACTTATTTATCAAGCGTTTAAGCAACTTGAGAATAATGTTAGTATGTGGGGCGAAAGAACTACTGGTCTGAGGTATGAAATAGAATGGTTACAGAAACGGCTTGATGTGTTAGAAATTCCTAAACCTGAACCTGTTATATTTAGATCCAATGATATTATGCAATCAGTAGTTCATATTGAGGTTGATGCCGGATGGCAAGGCAGTGGTTCCTATGTTGGAAACGGTCTGATACTTACAGCGGGGCACATCGTAGGCGGTGAAGGTTATGGTGCTATGGAGTTTACTATAATGTTTGAGGATGGAACTAAATATATTTCGACTGAGTTTTATTTAGAGGAGACTGCTGATGTTGGATTTATTTATATTGGTGATTGTAATAGTCCTGTTTTGGAATTTGATGATGAAGTCTTGAATCGTGGTGATGTTGCTTTTGTATATGGAAATCCGTATGGATGGGATTATTGTTTTAGTGTTACCAAAGGAATAGTGTCAAGTATAAACCGTGACTGTGAAGGTTATTTTGGTGAAAAGATAATGCTTCAAGTTGATGCTGCCAGTTGGCCAGGCAATTCTGGTGGGCCAGTAGTAGATGACGAGGGTGAAATTATAGGTATCCTGGTTGGGGGTGTTTGGGGTTCAGATAATTTGAGTCTTTGCATACCGGTTAATATATGTGAGCAGGCGATGACCACCTATTTAAGTATTTTGAAAATGGCGGAATTGAAATGAATGAAACCAAAAAAACTATCCACGATATAATGGAAAAATGTAGTGTACAAGGATATAATTTAGTCCCCGAAATCGATATAGAAGGTCATAGGCTCAGTATTGATGTTTTGAGTTATATCCACCTCAATAAAGTAGAAACCGAGGAAAAGATTAGAAAGAAAATTCGTTGGCTTCTGTTGGAAATAGCTGAATTAGCGATTCTTGAAGCACGACAGGTATGAGTAAATCCCTTACACAATATATCCGTAAAATAGCCCAAGAACCTGTTGACACTAAGTTTATGCCTAAGAAAAGTACAACGCAAGCTGAGGCTCTGGCAAGAAAAATGTGGCAGATGGCCCAGGGATATGATGAAGAATTAGGCGGCGATAAGACAAGAAAACACGCACCCGATAAGGCAATGATTGCTGAAATCATAAATCGCCTTGAAGGCAGAGTAGCAACAGCAGATATAAAGGATAGAAAGAAACGAACGATAGTTGATAAAGTTAAGGAGCAGAGTAGGGACCGATTGAACACTCTCGCTAAGGGAATTGGCAGTAGCAGTAAAGGAAATCTTAAAACCACATCTTAGGGAACCGTTCCCTGATGTACCAGAATACTGGACATGCGCTAAAACCGGGTTAGTTGTACCAAAATACGAAACAACTAATTTGGCATACCGAATAGATCTACTCACACAAGCTGAAAATGATACAGGTCTGCAAGAAGACTTGATGGCAGCTTGTAAAGAATCCCTTCTTTACTGGATCAATGCGTTCGGCTGGACATATAAACAAGTTGATGAAAGAGGTGATACTGGACAACGAATGGCTGCCGAACATGCCCATGTGCCATTTATAACTTGGGAAATCCAAGACGACCTATGTGGTAGACTTGAATGGCATCTTGAGAATGCTAAAGATATACTTATAAATAAATCACGACAGATGGGAGCATCGTGGATATGTGCTATGTTCATGCACTGGTTATGGTTATTTAGGCCGGAAAGTCAATTACTTGAAATGTCAAGGGTAGAAGATTATGTAGATAAACCCGGTAATATGAAAGCCTTGTTCCAGAAACATGATTATGTAAATAATTGGTTGCCGGAATGGATGGTTCCGCCTGATTGTTTGTATGGCCAGAAAAACCGCACTAAGATGCACCTTAAAAATGTGCTGAACAATAATAGTCTTGACGGTGAATCAACTACAAAACATGCGGCATCTGGTGATGTGCGACTTGTGGGATTGCTTGATGAATTTGCAAAAGTTGAACACGGCAGGATGATGAGATCTGCTTCCAGAGATGCTTGTTTGATGCGTATTGTTAATTCCACGGTAGCTGGTCCAGGTACAGAATATAGTAAGTGGAAAAATGACGGGACAATAATAGTATTCCCGTTAATGTGGTGGGAACATCCTGATAAGGGTAAAGGGCGTTATGTAGTTCAAGATGATGTAACTAAGTGCTGGAAAATACGTTCACCCTATTATGATGCTGAGAATAAAGTTCGATCTCCGCAAGAAATGGCGCGGGAACTCGATGCTGAAGATCTTGAAGCCGGATCTATGTTTTTTACAGCAAGTAATATCGAGAGACATCTTGCTATATTTGCACGGAAACCGTTTCTTCGGTGGCAAGTAAAATTCCGAAAGAATATCTCGGATGATATAATACCTGATATAATCCGCAAGAGAGATCGTACCAGAGTTGAAACTATACGCACTAATAAAGGTGCTTTACGTATCTGGATTAGATTACCCGGTGGACGACCGGATCAGACTAAAGATTATGTATTTGGGATTGATCTGAGTAAAGGTCAGGGGGCATCGAATTCTGTTATCTCAGTTAAGTGTGTGCAAAGTGGCGAGAAAATTATGGAATGGCGTGATGCTAACACGCCACCGTATGAAATGGCTCGAACTGTCGCAGCACTTGCTATTTGGTGTGGCGGACGCAGGAAACTTCCGTTTATAAAATGGGAGAATAACGGTCCCGGTTGGGATTTTGGTAGAATTATAGTTAAGAAATACCACTATCCGTTTTATTATCGTACTGTGAAACCAGGTAATGTTCGTGATAAACAGACAAAAAGATATGGTTGGCATTCCAGCACTGAAGCTAAATTTGAATTACTTACAGAATATGATCGTGCTCTCGCTAATGGGACATATATCAATCCTTCAGAATGGGCATTAAATGAAATGAAGATGTATGTCCACTATGATAGTGGCGGAGTGGGTCCGGCTTGTATGGTAGAAGAAAATGCGTCTGCTCGTAAGACACATGGTGACGTTGTCATCGCCGATGCTCTTACTATAGGTGAGGGTAAGAAAGTACGATACAAGGAACGGAAACTTTTGCCGCCACCGGGGACGGTCGGTTATAGAATACGAATGAGAAAAAATGCTCGAAAGAAACCTACAGGGCATCGTAGAGCTTTTGATTTCACCAGGAGATAATATGCCGGAAGAAATTTTTCCAAGAAAATTTGCATACGCCGTAAAGCAAGGTTTTGAACGTGTATCGCGTTATCGTAAACTTAGGGCTATGTTAATACGGGCATACGTGGGTACATTATATGCTTCTGAAAAAGGACTAACCGGGGATGAACCGATTAATCTAATATTTAATGCAATACGTTCTACCGTACCGAATCTTATTCAGAAACATGGTGCGAATAAAATTGAAACAGAAATAATCGAATATCGTGATTATGCTTTCTTACTTAGTAAAGCCCTTGACGTTATAGATAAACGCATTAAATTGAAAGATATATTGCGGTATAATGTTGTAGACGCCATGTTTGGTTTAGGTATCTTAAAAAGTGGACTTGCTCGCGGCGGAAATATACTTAATTTCGGCGATATGTTGATCGATGAAGGACAAGTATTTACTGATAACGTAGACCTTGACGACCTGACGATAGATCCGACCTGTACTTCTTTTCGCAAACCAGCTTTTGTAGGTGACGGTACTCGCGTTCCCCGCCAAATATTATTGGATGATGATAGTTTTGATCACGATGCTGTAATAGCATTACCAAGATCATCTCATGCAGACGCCAGACGTAGGGCTGATGCTCTCACTAAAGCAAGAATATCTCAGGTTGAGATGGATGAACTTCAGGATCACGTAGACGTTGTAGAATTGTTTGTGCCTGGTGCTAATACAAAAATAGTTATGGCTGATCCCCGACAGAAGATAATGAATAACTATCTTTCTATAAAGGATTTTTATGGACCGAGTGACGGACCGTATACATTTACGGCGCTCACGCAACCTGTCCCTGGAAATCCATTCCCGGTTGCTCCTGTCGGGATCTGGTACGACTTACACAATATAGCAAATGAAATGGCTGTTAAGATATTTGAACAGGCAAAGCGACAGAAAGATCTTATCGTTGCTGATCCAGCCTATGTTGATGAAGCTGAAGATATGCGTACTGCTTCCGATGGTGAAATCTTAATCGGTAATCCTGATGGTGTAAAACCAGTATCGATTGGTGGACAGAATCCAGGCAATGAGGTTATTCTTCAGAGTCTTCACGGTTGGTTTAACTACATGGCAAATAACCCGGATCAGTTAGCAGGGATAAGTCTGGGTGCTAAAACAGCTACAGGACAGTCTATTCTTCAGTCTAATGCCAGTGTTATCCTTGAAGATACACGCGATATGGCCGAGGATGCTCAAGCTGAAATAAATCGTAAGATGGGTTGGTATTTGCATACTGATCCGCTAATGGATATGCTCCTTGCCCATCGAAAACCAGGTGGTGAACACATTCAACTACGCCTCACACCTGAACAACGGCGGGGTGATTTCCTTGATTTTACTTTCACTACAAAACGAAGATCACTTGTACATATTGATCCTGTTATTAGATCCAGGCGTGTTATAGAATTTGGGACAAAAGTTATACCATCTATTATTATGTCTGCTGTTTCAGCTTCGCAAATAGGATTACCATTTAATGTTCAGCGTGCTCTAACTGATATAGCAGAGGAACAAGGGATACTTGAAGAGGTTTATGACTGGCTTCATGATCCTGAGTTTATGCAGCGAATGGCGTTAATGCAGGCAATGGGACCACAGAATCAGGGTAAAGCAGGAAGCGGTGGGGGTATGTCACCTGCTGGAATAATGCAGAATGGTGGTAATCCTCTGATGCCGAATATATCGAACATGGCAAAAGAGGAGAGGCAAAACCAACAAATGGGAGCTAATGATATGCAAAGTAATATACAGGGAGTATACTAATGATGCCAGAAAGTGAAAGGCCAAAAAAGATAGACGGCTATGATAGGTGGGAAGTAACAAATGCGGTAGATACGCTTAAACGTGCTAAGGAAATAGAAGCCAATCCTAAATTTCTAAAAGTTGTTTTAGACGAGATGGATAGGGAATCTGTCAAGTTAGATAAAACTTCTGCTTTACTACGGAAAACAAGGAAACAACTTGGAAAGGTATTTAAGAATGGCAAAAGGATGGATTAAAAAACTAAAGAAAACTTTGAAACAATTATTTTGTTGGCATCAATGGAAAATATATCGATTTGGTGACGGTTGTATGAAATGTGGTAAGTATAGAGGTAATATTTGGTATTAAAAAAAACAATAAGGAAAAATCATGCCGTTTGAATCACAAGCCCAGCGTAGATTGTTTTATGCCGCAGCCAGTGGCAAGAAAACAAAAGTCAAAGGTCTTAGTCAAGCTGAGGCTAAAAAGTTTATTGAACATAGTGGGCATCAAAAACATCTTATAGAAAAAGTTCAGAAACGACTGAATAAGACATTTAAGAAAGGAAAGAAACGTGGCAAGAAAAGTAGTTAAGCCAACACATAAGGAAAAAGAAATTATCCGGGGTAGATTACAACGCAAATATCCCCAGATGTATGAATCAGCAATGACCGCGGCTGAACGAAGCAGACTTAAAGGTCTGTCGCCAGGAGATCGGAAAGAAATGGAACGTATGGTTGGTAAAAAATTAAAGAAACTCTACGGGGGTATCTAATGCCGTTTTACTGTTTCTCGTGCCCTAACTGCGGTAGGGAACGAACTTTATTTCGAGAGATAAAGCATCGAAATGATGATGCTCTGTGTGCTGAGTGTGGTGTAGTTATGCACCGCAATTTATGTGCTGAGAAACCAAATGTTCAATCTCGCGGTAAGTTATATTCAAAGGAAATACATTCTAATTCTTTAGCTATTAGCCCTACTCAGGTTGAAGAGCATAAACGCTTATTCCCGGACATAAAAATTGATTCGGAATGTCGTCCTGTATTTGATAATTTCAAAGACCATGACGCATATTTAGAGAAAACTGGTTTCGTAAAGATGCCAGGTAAGAAGAGAAGAAAAACCAAAAAATAAAGCAGCGTTTGCTTTTAACAAACCCTACCCTTTATAATTGGAGATGAATATGAGAACACTTAAACCAGAAGGTCAGCCAGAAGGTTCAAAGAAACTTGATCTGGAAGCTATCGAAGATCCCGAACTTATAACTGCGGTGGAGAGCAGATGGGATAAATTAAATGAGCTTACTGGCCGAAAGAAAGATGAAAATCCGGCAGTCTCGGATGATGATGAGGATGAACCTACCCCTGATGATGAGGATATTGATAACGATGATCAGGCAGATGATTCCGAAGATTCAGATGATTCTACCCCGGATGGCAAGGACAAGGAAAAGGAGACGGAAGGGATACCGGACGCTTATTTACGTGCTGCTGTTCACAGTGGGTGGAAACAGGAAGACGTAGAAAAGTTATATGAGACTAATCCTGAAATGGCCTCGAAGACATTTGAGAATCTCTATAACTCTACAAATAAGGCGTCAAGAGAATGGGCTGCTCTTGGAAGAGCGAGACTCGCAGGGGATGTTAAAGAAACAGAACCTGAGAAAGTCGATAAGTTAGAATATGGTAGAATTGATGTAGCTACGCTCAAAAGGGATTTTGATATTGATCCGGCAGTTGAACGGATGCTTGAAAGCGCTAATGCACGCGATCAGAAACTTACCGATGCTATAAACAGTCTTCGAGAAGAGAAAGTTATTGCTGATCCTAAGAAAGTAGAACGTGCTGCTCAGAATTATGATGTAGCGGCAGAAGCTGCTGCTGAACAGCAGATTAACAGTTTCTTCTCGGAAGATTCGATGAAGCCCTACGGAAAATTTTATGGAGAATTAAAGTTTGGTGAAACGTGGGAAGACCTTCCTGCTGGTCAAAAACGAAATCGTTATGCCGTGTATACCGCAGCCGATCAGATGTTAGCCGGTGCGGCTATGCAGGGTTATCAGATGAGTATACCTGATGCTCTTGATAAAGCTCACCTTCTTGTTACTGAAAACGTGCGGGAAGAAACTATTCGAGCAGAAATTAAGAGTACAGCTACTAAGCGAAAAAACAGTATGCTTATGAGACCATCTGACGGTAAGAGTAAAAAGGGCAGTAGCGATGGTAAATCCAAAACTAAGAATGAGTTACTTTCTAAGACAGAAAGACTATTAGCCAAAACATTCGGCAAATAGTTGAAAGGAAAAGTTAAATGGGAGTAAAGAATAGTGAGTTAGTCGATCTTCTCGCTACGACTTTACCTGATCTTCCCGTCCAGTATTTTGAAGTGATGTGGGATGATCCTGATTATGAGTTTTGCCGTATCTACCAGACCGAAAGGATGGAAGTTGACGGCGGAACCTCAATTCAGCGTAAGGTAATGTTTGATACAACTGGCAATGCCCGGTATCGTAGATTGTTCGATAAGGACGAGCCTGCTATCGGTGACGTTATGAAGACAATCGAAGTCCCCTGGACTCAGATTGGCACACACTACTCGTGGGAGAAGCGTGAGATTCTTCGTAATAAGAATTCTGCTAAGGGTTATATCCGATTGCTGGAGACCAGACGTATTGACGGTCTCTGGGATCTTGCTAAGTTGATCGAAGAGCGTGCGTGGAAGACCCCGACAAGTGCAAGTGATGACCTGTATCCTTACGGTGTGCCATATTACATTAACTGTTTGGATGCTGATAGTGTTACTGCTGGTTTTCACGGTAATACAATTCGGTTTCAGGATGCGTCTCATAGTCATATCTGTGCCGGAATTGATGCTGAATCTACTTCAAGTAAGTGGCGTAACTATGCAGCTACCTATACTAAGATAGACAACACGTTGCTGAAAACTTTCCGTAAGGCATTTTTGCTTACCAGGTTCAAAGCACCGTTATTTGTGAATGATCCGTCTCAGAAGCGTGGTGGAGAAAAACGTATCTATGCTGATGCTGATACGACTGTTGCTCTACAAGATCTGGCTGACCAGAGAGAAGATAGGCATGTTGGCAAGGATATTCTTGGCAACATCCGTATTAACGATGCTGGTATGGTTACTATCAATCGTCTGCCGGTTGTGTATATTCCGCAACTTAACAGTGTGACTGATCTCGTAACTTCTACAGCGTATGCACCGATTTATTGCGTCGACTTCCGTAAATTCATCCCTTACGTACAAGAGGGTGACTGGATGGACGAGTCAGAGCCGATGACAAGTCGTGAACAGCATACTACGTTTACGGTGTTCCTGGATGGTTCACACAATAACCTGTGTACGAATAGGCGTGAGGCCGGTTTCGTAATCCATAAGCCTATCGTAGCCTAAAAAATGTCTATGAAAATGTAGACGACAAGTATTGTTCGTCTATGTATTTATAGATTAAAGGAGATAAGAAATGGCTAAAGGTAAAGCTAAAGTTATTTATGTTGATAAGAGCGGCGACGTTCGACTTCGGAGTGCTCCGAGTTGGGATTTTCTATATGAAGCATCAACCGTTAAGGGCGAGAACTATGATCTTGGTGATCGTGTAGTGCTTCCTGATGGTAGAGTATTTCGGTATGCAAAAGCCGGTGCAAGTTTAACTAATATGAAGTATGCTGTAACTGGCTATAACCAACTGGTAATAGAAAAGACCTCTCCTGCGGGTTCCATAGCTGCCGCAATTGTTGGTGCAAAAGAACTGACAATTACTGTAACAGCCGCTGCTATTGGTGTCAGTAGAGATGGAGTTATCGCGAAAGATGCACTTCGTGGCGGACATATTTCTATCTACAATAGTTCAACTGTACGCGACCAAAGAGGTATTATTGGCAATACTGCTTTGGCCGCTGATGGAACATCTATTGTTGTCTATCTTGATGCCGGAATATCGGCTGCCTTTACATCAGCCGTTGCATGCGAGATATTGGCGAATCCATATAGTGATGTACGATGTGGTTATACTTCAGCTACATGCGGAAAATGGAGTTCCTATTTTGGTATGCCAAATGTACTTGCTACTTTGGGTCAGTATTTTTGGATTCAGACCTGGGGTGCATTCAGGGTTACACCTGCTGGTTCTGCTTATGGTGTGTACGAAGGAAAACGCCAAATGATGTTTGACCAAAATGGTGGCATTGTTGACCTGGTAAAGTGGCACACGGATATAGCCACAGAATCTCAGTTAAGTTATCAACTTGCTGGTTTCATTATGGAAAGGACTTCTGGTACTGCTGAGGATGCTGCACCATTTATCAACTTACAGATTAACCCGTAATTAACTGACCCTTTTCCCGGCTCTCCTGAAATCGGACACGGGTGAGCCGGGCGGGGTCTTTAACCCGTGTCAAAGGAGAAAAGTATGAATACTAAAGACGCTGTGCAGAATCTCGATAACCTGATTGCTTCATCGCGGCTGACCAGACAGGAGCATATTGCTCTGAGTCAGAGTTTAGATCATCTGGCGAAGATAGCACAGGAAGCAGAGAAGAAAGAGGTAAAGGAAAATGACGGAACCGACATCAAGCCTCTCGTATGAGGATCTGATTATAGCAGTAGCTGAATTGCTTGAAATCGCAGACTGGGATAGTACAGACGGTGATATACTTGCACCAGTATCCGATGCGTATAACTTGAGTCTATGTCAGCGTATAGTTAATAATGCTATGCGGATGTTCATTGGTGATAGTCCGCCTAAAGGCTGGCGATGGATGCGCAGGTTATGCTCGGTATCAGTCGTAGTTACTTATACTGGTACGGCTACTGGTGGGTCGTCCACGACTCTGGTAGATAGTAGCAGAACTGAAGATGATGATTTCTTCAACGGATACAACATCTACATAGAATCCGGTACTGGTATTGGTGAGTATGCAACTGTTACTGATTACACAGGTTCGAGTGGTACATTTACATTTTCCGGCAAACTATCTGGTGAGAGTACACCCGATACTACAACAAAGTATAGTATCGCTAAATCAGCTAATACTATTGACGGTGACGGATCACGGTATAAACTACCTGCTAATTTCGGTGGTACTGTAGATGGCAGAATTGAATATATCAAAGATTCCAGTCATGGTGCTGCTATCGAATGGCGTGATGAATCATTCCTTCGTTCACGAAGGGCAATATCAATTAGCACTGGTTATCCGAATTATGCTGCTATCAGACCATATCAGCCAACAAGTGAAAGCCTGTCGGCTACGAGACAATGGGAAATTATTTTTGACCCCAGACCGGCAGCAAGTGATACTGTTGAATTTCCATATACGCTTCATTTCGATAAGATGAAGATGCGGGGCGGAATAGTAACCAGTGTTGGCAGTGGCGATGATGAAGGTCTTACTCTTTTGGACAGCACAAGAACAGAACCCGATGATTTCTTTTTGGGTTGGATAGCAAGGATAGTTAGCGGTACAGGTAAAGGCAGTTATGCTATAATTACAGATTACGCAAAAACTGGTGGCAAATTTACTGTGGCAGACTGGCTTGATGAGGAAGGCGGCGATGCCGGAACTGATCCGGCAGCAGGTTCTCTATATATTGTACAGCCTGTCGCTAACGTACATCCTGCTGGTTTTATGTTTGATAACGTGATTATGGCTGCTTGCCTGGCCCGTGCTCAGATGGAAACACAGGATGCTGGTGACAACTGGATACAGGAATATCGACAGGTAGCATTGCCAGAAGCAATGAGATTAGATGTGCGGTCAGCACCGCGAAACTTGGGGCCTATGACAAATGGGCCAAGACAAATAAGAAGTCGTAGCTGGAGTAATGTCACTACAGATCACGACATCGCAAGTACATAATAATTTTAGGACTGCAAAGTAAGAAAGGGAAACACATGAATCCTGCAACATTTTTACACAGACTCCAGTTTATTGTGACTGGACACGGGTTTAAGAGAGTAATTCAGGGAGTGAATCTCAATACATTACGAGATGATGCTGGTATAATCTTGACAGCAGCTACTGAGCCGTCGAGAGAAGCACTCGAAACTGTTTTTGATGGTGTAGTTGTAAGTTCCAGTCAGACTGATCTTGGTCGTCTTGTATTTCAGATTCCAAGAGACTATGATGAGAGCGTTGATAAACTGCATATCCGGTGGTTGTGTAATTCAGCCGGGGATACTAATACACCTACGATAGATTGTGTTATGTATCGTAAGCGTGCAGGTGCGGCTATATCGAGCGATCTTGACCCTACAATTTCTGCCGCAGTAAATAACAATACTGCTAAAGCAGGCTGGGTTGAGAATGTATCTGAGGGTGACGGCCATAAGGCCGGGGATGCCCTCTGTTGCGAGTTTGCAACAAGTGCTCATACAACTGATGCTCTTAATGTTTACGGACTTGAGGTCGTTTACGCATCTGACTTAGTTTACTATGAAGATGACGAGCGTTCAATTTCAGACGAGTAAAATTAACCGGGGCTACATGCCCCGGTAGGAATAATACTAATGCTCAACATAATATTTCCAATTAAGGGAATCCATCTTGGATTCGGGACAGAAGTTCAACCCGAATATACTACATCCAGGATGAATAATATGAGGCCCTACGATACACAGGGCAGTAGATTACGTGGTGGCCAGCGTCCCCCCCTCGATAAGTGGGGTGCTGGTACGCAGATTGGGACGGCGGAAAATCCAGTAGTTGCAATGTGTACCGTATCGAGTATTGCATAATGGCATATAATATGTCAGTAAGTTTGGTTTCGCCGAGTGACGCAGCCGAAGATCAAGAATTAAATGTTAACCTTAAATTGAGTTACACTGGTACCTTGTTGCCCTGGGCATTCTGGGTAGATGGTGAAGAAAAACTTTCTTATCCTGATGGTAATGAATGGGACACTACTGTAAACCCGGTTCAACTCGGTATGCCTGGGGGTGCTTGGGCGTATGAAACTACTTATTCGTGGTATGTGAGATATGCTCATACAGCAGCTACAATAACTTGGGTAGATGATCATTGGGAATATACAGGATTAGAATATACTAATACAGCAACACGGACGTTTACTACTAAAGTTAATTCCATTCCAGCCGATCCCATAAACCCAACACCAGCAGATAATGCAACTGGTATAACACTTGATGATACTATTTTAACTTGGGAAGACGGTGGCAGAGCAGAAACTTATGATGTTTATTTTCGACCTTACGGTGAATTTTTTAGGAAGATAGCTTCCGATATAACAGATACATTTACTGACGCCATAGTAGCACTCACAGTAGCGTTTAATGGTCACTATAGTTATGGTGAACTGTATGAATGGGTTGTAATTGCTAAGAATGAATACGGAAGTAATTATAATCCACCCGTAGATTATGGAATAGGTTACGGTGGTACAGTATGGCAATTTAATGCTATGGTATTTGATCCACCCTTACCATCAGGAGTAACATTAGAAGATGGAGAACCGACTGGAACTCCGACTGGCGAAAGTAATATGATAACAGTAAAACGGTTAGTAGCCGCAGCGAATGACCGAATTTGGTATGAGGATATATAATTATGAGCTTTGCAGATTTTCTTGAGGGTGAACTATTAGACCATCTATTTAATATTGGTGCTTATAGTGCCCCTACAATGTATGTTGGATTATCGACTGCTGATCCGACAGATGATGCCTCTGGTTTAGCAGAACCATCTGGGAATGGGTATGCAAGAGTAGCCTGTGCCGCGTGGTCGAGAAGTGGCAATGAAATTGATAATGATGCAGCGGTAACTTTCGCCGAAGCAACTGGTAGTTGGGGAACAATAACACATGCTGGTTTATTTGACGCTGAAAGTGCTGGTAATCTTTTGTTATCATTCGCGTTGGATACTCCCCGAAGTGTAACAAGTGGTGTAACACCAAGATTTTCTGCTGGTGAATTGAACATTACGCTGTCATAGGGTTAATGTTGTGGAAAGAACTTGCAAAAAATGTGGTAAAACCAAAGGTTTAGAAGACTTTACTAAAAATAAAAAATGTAATTTGGGTAGAACACATATTTGCAAGAAATGTTCAAATGAATATAATAAAACTTTAGCAAGAAAGTGTAGTCACACTAAGTGGGAACAATACAAAAAATCACATCCCAATTATAAAGAAATTGATAGAGCGAAACACTTAAAAAGATGTTATGGTTTATCAATCTTGGAGTGGGATAAGGTATACGAAAAGCAAAAAGGATGTTGTTTAATCTGTGGTCGGCATCAATCTGAATTGGGTAGAGTTCTCCAGGTACATCATAATCATAAAACAGGTAAAGTAAAGGGTTTGTTGTGCGTAAAATGTAATACTACAGAAGGTTGGTTTAGGAAACACCAAAAAAATTATTTAAGGTATTTAGGTTTGAATATTACATTGAGTTAATATGGCTCTTGCATTAGGAATAAATGCCGGTTTTGTATCAGAAACTCCGGTTGCTAATCCGGGCGGAATAGCAACAAATTTTGATACAACTATGCGAGCAGTGAAGCATACTTCCCCAGCAGATGTTGCAAAGATTACTGAAATCGGTTGGTGGTGCGATTATGCTTTCCAATCAGCTAACTTTGAAGTAGGTCTTTACAGCCATGATGTCGGAAATGATAAACCAGATGCACGTTTGTTTGTTGATAATACTAATGCTTCTGGTGGAGTGAGCGGAGTTTGGCAAACAGTTGCTGTTGACTGGGAAATTACAGCAGAAACAATTTACTGGATAGTCGTACAACTTGATAATACTACTTCTGATACAAAAATTGATTATGCTGTTTCAGGGGGTACAGATAGTTATAAAGGGACGGTTACTACACTTCCTGAAACGTGGCCCGGAGATAGTAGTGAAGCCTCGCAGATTATAGCTATATATGCTGTAGTCGGATCTGGGGTTGAATATTCTGAATTATCCGGTACTTGTGCCGGAACAGGAGATGGTTCGGGGGATTTAGAATTAGAATCTTATAGTGCTTTAGCAGGTACTTGTGCTGCGGTAGGAACTGGTTCCGGTGACTTGGGTTCAGTGTTAGTGCGTGCGGGTGAGTATAATACTTACAAGCGTTTAGTTGCTGCCGGAAATAATCAAATTTGGTATGAGGATATATAAATGGCTGCTGGAACGATGAAAGAATTAGAAGATGCACGCAACGATATTGATACGTCTGATCAACTTGTGATGTTTGAAGCGTATCAAAAGGTATTTGTTGTAAACGGTGCTAATCTTAAAGTAGCTGATTTTATAAACACTAAAATAACTGTATCGGCAATGACTTCACCACCTGCACACGGAGATATTCTTACCCAGAGTCAAGGCGATAGTAAATATGCTTATATGGTTGTTGATTTTGTAAATACAGCGAAAACTTTAATCTACGGTTATGCCTATTATGGCGGCGGTGCTACAGCATTTTTAACTACTGCTGATATTTCAAGTAATAATGCTACTGCTACTATGAATCCGAGTCCAATCCCCCACGCTAACATCTCCACAGTAACAGCGGGACCACATTGGTACGATTGGACTGTATATCCTGATGTTGTGCTTACTATTGATGGGTCTACTAAATCGTATGGTTCTATGCCAAATAAAGCATATTTAGGATGTCTTTATCGAGGACGAGGAGTACTTTCTGGAGATCCCGAACATCCGTTCCAGTGGTATATGACCAGACAAACTAACCTTTGGGATTTTGCTTACATTGCTGGTGATATGCAATCACCAGTTAAAGGCGGTGCTTCCGACCTCGGTGAACTTGGAGATATTATTCGTTGTCTGACACCGTATAAAGATGATTACCTAACATTTGGTTGTGCTTCCTCTATATGGTTTGTGTCTGGAGATCCTTACGGCGGTACGCTTAATGAACTTGATTTATCTATCGGGATATTCGGTGGAACCAGTTGGTGTTTTGGAAATAAAGGGTTACTATATTTCTGGGGTACAAATGGAATTTATGTTACTACTATACCAGGAACACCAGTATGTCTAACGGCAGAATCATTACCAGCTATAGTAGCGAGTAGAGCAGTAGATCCATCTATGCATCGTATAAGTATGGCCTACGACCGAAAACGAAATGGTATCCTGGTTACAATAACCCTATTAGCTGATGGTACAAATTCAAATTACTGGTATAGTATAAATACTAAAGGGTTTTTTCCAGAGACATATCCAGAGGAATGTGGTTCATATTCTCTCTTTTTCTATGATGCTAATAGTGAAACTTATCGAGATTTACTTGTAGGTTGTAAAGATGGTTATATCCGTAAGTTCGGTTCTACTACACTAAGTGATGACATTGGCGATACTAATAAAGAGATAGACGCTAATGTTTTACTCGGACCGTTCATGCTTTCAGGCGATGTGTCTGATGGTAAGATACAATCTATGGATATTATTACTGCTGGCGGGGGAGTCAATGGAACAGAAACTGATTCGGATGATATTGACTATTCCGTTTTTGTGGGGCGTTCAGCAGCTAAGATATTTGAAGAGGTAGATGCTGGTAGCGGGGCGCGTTTGACAGGTACATTTACTGCACCTGGTTTGAAAAAAGGTAAAAAGGTACGCCGTAAAGTTAGGGGTAGATTAGCGGCTATAGAACTTAGTAATAATACCGACAATAAAAGTATCAGTTTTGAAAGGCTTATCCTAAAGACTACGGAAGCCGGGAGAATGTTATAATGGCGATGGCAACATCTTTTATGGGAACTTCTTACTATCCGGGGGGTAGGGCGGCAGCTACACGTTATGCAGCACCTGCTGCATCAGTAGGACCAAGTGTGAGTTCGAGAGCAAGAACGGCATTACAGCGAGCTATGGCCCAATACGCACCTGGTGGTGGTTTCGGGAAAGGTATAGAAGCAGGTCTTGAGCGCGGGCGTGTAAAGGCATTAGCCTCTGGTATGCAAAGTCTCGTAAGCGCCGGTCTTGCTGGTACTACTATTGCTGGTGGTCTTGGAAAGAAATATGAAGAGGAAGTTGCTGCTCCTACACGTGCTCAATTAGAAAGTATGCGTGCTGAGAGAATATCTGCTTTAGAAGTTATGCTCGCACAGATGGAACAGAGCGGGATGCAAGCCGGTCTTGGTAGACAATTTGGAACTACCCCCAGTCGGATGCCGCAAATATCTACTCCGACTATGTCCGCATCTGCACCTGCTCCATACATATCTACGGGTTATACTAAAGGTATAACACCCCAGGTACAACAACCCCAAGCACCTAATTTAATACAAGCAGCAACAACTGCATATAAGGGAACACCCTGGATGGAATTTAATGGCGAGCGTTGGGAAATGGGTGAAAGGGGTCCAGTTCGTTCATCTAATATTCCGCCAGGTTTACTTATGGCTGGAGCAATGTAAAAATGGCTACTAAGAATGCAGGAGTAATAGCGCCGAAAGACTGTAGTCTCTCGGTACGACAAGCTATACAACAACTCTCGACAAAAGTTGCTGGTTTGGAGTCTACACCTACATTTACGGGTTTGACGTTATCTGGTTTAACAGCATCCAGATTACTTTCGACTGATACTGATAAAAAACTTGAATCCGTTTCAAATTTAGTTTCTTGGGTAGCTGGTACAACAAATCAAGTAAACATTGCTAATGATGGTGACGGTACAATTACTTTATCACTCCCACAAAATATTCATACCGCGGCCACACCTACATTTGCGAGACAAACTCTAACCGATACCTGTCTAATCGCTGCTGGTGCAAATTTCTTGCGAGTTACTGGTTTACAAGCAGATGGAACTGCAATGACCGGCACTCTGCGTGGTGCTTACATTGATGTTAGTAATGGAAACACAGCGGCAACAGGCACAATACGGGGAATGGAGTTAAAAGCCAGAACAGAAGCTCCAGGAGATACAGGTAATGACGTAAATGTCCTTGAAGGATTATCTATTAGTACTGACTCTAAAGGTCATAGTGTTACAACTATGCGAGTAGCAGAATTTATCTTGGATGGTTCAACTGGCGGTACAATAACTGAAGCTGTTGGACTAAGAATTGCTAATAATCTCCAAGCAAACAAAGCTACTACAAGTTATGGATTGCAGATATATCGAGACAGTTTTGATTATACTGCTGATATTGATTTAACCGCACATCCTAAAATTAGTGCTGATGGTTCTGTTATAATGCACTTCAACTCAGCTCAGAGAAGTTTATTTCTGGGTAAAGGGACAACACACGGAGATATAGGAAACCATAATGTTTTTTGTGGTTATCACGCGGGATATAGTAATAATACAACTGATGTAATAGTTGGAAATGATGGATGTCATAATGTTTATATTGGTTCGAGGGCAGGTGCAGGTGAAGTTCTTTTAACAGGTACAGTTACAGCAACCAATGGTTCTAATGCTATTGTGGGTGACGGCACTTTGTTTGAATCAGAACTTGTAGTAGGAGATATTATAAGAACACATGAGCTTCAGGGCGGCTATGAAATAGCTACTATTACTGATGATACTCATTTAACTCTTACCACTAATTTTACTGGCACAACAAATCCTCTAAAACCTGTATATAGGGAAAGGGGAGATAATTATGGAAATGAGAATATAGCAATAGGACATCTTACCCTTTCCTTAAATTCTACTGGATATGAAAACACTGCTGTTGGTGATAATGCCCTTAAAATGAATACTACTGGGCGTGATAATTGTGCTTTTGGTAATGATGCTATGCAAGGAATAGCAGATACTCCGATAACTGGTATTTTTAATTGTGCTTTTGGTGTTGATACCCTTTATATCATCAATTCTGGGAGTTATGACGTAGCGGTTGGTTATCAATGTCTTTATAGCAATACATCAGGTAGTTATAATACAGCTATGGGTTATCAAGCACTTCATAGTCTCACTACTGCGAATTATAATGTGGCATTTGGATATAGAGCATTATATAATGATACTATTGGGGAACATAATGTAGCAATAGGTTACGAAGCCGGATATTACAATGATGCTACTGGTGGGGGTGTTAAGGGAACAAGAAACGTTTACATTGGACGTTATGCAGGACACGGTACAGCCTCTAATTCAGGAGCATATAATATTTATATAGGCTCAAATGCGGGATACTATAATACCAGCGGAGAAAGAAACTTTTTTATTGGGGCTGATTGTGGACAAAGGAACACATCTGGATATGATAATGCTTATTTGGGTACATTTGCAGGGCAATGGGGAACCGAGGCAAAAGAAAATATTGCTATTGGCCGAGGAGCACTTTATAGAAATATTGATGGGAATTATAATGTTGTTATTGGTGTTTTCGCAGGACAGGGAACTGAAAGTAATTCATTTAGTAATAATACGATAATCGGGAATCGTGCGGGCTATAGCCTTAGCACAGGTTCTTCTAATATATTCCTTGGGAAGTATGCAGGTTATACCCAAACAACTCTTTCCAACCTTTTAATAATTGATAATCAGGAGCGAGCAGATGTAGCTACAGAATTATCAAATGCTATTGTTTATGGTGTTATGGCCGCTGCACCAGCAAGTCAAACTCTAAGAATAAATGCTGGTTTGTATGTACATGGAACGGCTGTGTTTAACGAAGGCAGCATAGATGCAGATTTTAGAATAGAATCAAACGCTAATCCGAATATGTTTTTTCTGGATGCAGGAAATGGTAGAGTTGCAATTGGAACAGGAGCACCTGCATCCACTTTAAGCGTAGCAGGAAATACAAGTATTGGGTATGCCTATCGAGCAACTGCCACACCCACCAATGGAATGATAATAGAAGGTAATACTGGTATTGGAGTAACAAATCCCCATAGTAAGTTAGAAGTAAATGGAGCAATATCATCAGCCCAAAAAACCTGCTCATCTTCTTCCGATGCTTTCGATGTAACTGGTGTAAATAGTGTACTCGTTAATACATCAGGTGGAAATGTGGTGCTTGGTGGATTGAGTGGTGGAGTAGTGGGACAAAAATTAGTAATTACTCATCATACTCTTGGGAATAGTGTGACATTGGAAGCCAATGAAGCTGAAGGAACCCAAAAATTTATGATAGTAGATAATTCAGATGAAACTTTGAGTAGTTACGGGGGATGGACGCTGGTTTGTGATGGAACAAATTGGTATGAGTGTAATCACGCAAAGCACGTCTAATAAAATAGAAGTATAAAATGTGGAATTGGATAATCTTAGTTTTACTAATTAGTATAGGAGTCTTTGACCTATATCTTTATTTTGAGGAACAGAAAACCATCTCGCAGAGAATCCATCGTATGTTTCCAAAATGGTTGGACATATCAATAATGATTGGACTATTAGTAGGTGTTTGGCGGATTGGACAACAAGAACTTTTTATTCCCGTAATGTTGGGCGTAATTATTGGGCATCTTTTTTGGAATGAATAGGTACTTTAATTATGGAAACGATAGAAAAACTTGACGATACAAAAATAAAAGTCATAACAACTTATGAACGTATAATGACTAAGGAAGATTTATTTCAAGAAAAAGAACTAAAAGAAAGAGAAATTTTTGTATTGCAAGAAGAATTAAATAAGATAAATTCCAAACTTGATGTATTAAAAGCCGAAAAAAGGACTGTAGAAGTAGAAGTTGAGTCGGATAAACTAAAGGAGAGAAAATGAACGGTTTACCATACAAACAACTCGAACGGGATACACCTGAATCTATAGTAGATAATTACCTACAACAGGGTTTACAGGATATACAACAACGTTTTGAGTCACAGTGGAATGAAGTTAATAGCCGTGCTAAAACACTCGGACAGCGTAAACAAATGGAAATGCTGAATGAATTGCAATCTAAAGCTACACAGGAAATAATGACATTCCGGCAACAGACACAACAGCAGATGCAACAACTTCAATTAGTAGATAGACTTGCTCAGCAGAATTCTTCTATCAATGCTAATGAAGTTAAGATGCGTATGGTCCTCGGACCCGAAACCGAAACAGCTATGTTTCCGAAACCTACACCAGAAAAACGGCCCCCGTCTGTGTCTGAATTGCGTAGTTACGAATCCTGGCTCGAAAGAAAAGCACCTGATTTTATGACAATACCCAGTAAAGAGATTAAGAAATGGTATCTGCCCAGACGTTACGAGAAATTAACAGGACCAACACGTATGGTATATGATCCTGACATTGAGCCAGTGTATGATGAAAAGAAAAAGACATGGACTAAGGGCGGTTATCGTCCTGCTACGCAGGAAGACATACAGGAAAAAATGTATTATGATACGGAATTGAAAAAAGTTAGAGAGGAACTTCGCAATCAACCTGATATTGCCGTTAGGGTTCGCAGTGCTATGCTTAAAACTAAACGAGACCCGGAACATACGTCTTTCGATACGAAAGTACAGCAGTCGAAACCGGAACTAAAAGCATTGTCTGCTCCGAGAGAACAAAAAGTAATCAGACAACGTAATACTCGTACCGGACAAACGCGAATCTCTTACGATGGTGGAATCACATGGCAGATGAGTGGATAAATATTTCTGAAGAAGACGAGTGGGAAACTATTCCCGCTGCTGAACCAATAGGACTTGTAGAAGCAGCAGCGCAAGACCCGCAATATAAGATTCCGATTATCGGGCCAGCAATCGAGGGATATGATCTATTACAGATTCGAGGTGCTGTTGCGCGAATCCAAGACCCAAGTTATGACTGGAAAATGGCAGCACGCGAACGTAGCGGTGAAATGGTTATGCGTGACGGTTCGCCGGAATTCATAACTTTTACACCGGAAGAAGTTCATGCCGCAGATGTAGGAATGGTTACTGATTACATCAGCAAAGTAGTAGAACGGCAGGAACGTGGTTATACGATACCTGGTCAAGTTGGACGAGGTTTGAGTGCTCTGCCCGGCTGGATGATCGAATTTGCCGCAACGAGCGGACTTTATCGTGCTGCTGCAACGCCCGTTAAGAGGGCATTGAGGGTTGCAATTAAGAACCGTATTGCATCAGGTATTACAGCGTGGGCTGTCGGTTCAGCAGCCCGGACAGCAGGTATGCCGCAAAGGATATTCTCTGCTACTATGCAGCGAAGTCTCCGAGACCCAGATGAAGGATGGGCGACAGCAATTGCTAAAGGTATGGGGAGTACATATATCGAGGCTGCAAGTGAAGCGGCTGGTGGTAAGATATTAAGGAGTTTACCATTCGCGGGTAAATATGTCAGACAGTTAGAGAAGGTGTGGAGAGGCTTAAAGCCATCTAATACAGCAGCATTGTTTGCAAAGCGAATGGCTACGAAAGCGGGATACAGTAATATAATCGGTGAGATGGGTGAAGAACGACTCGCAACGGTTATGCACGGGTTAGCCGGAACAGAGGATTTTGGGGCAGCAGAAGATGCTGGTGCTATTGAGAGAATAACTGCCGGACTCGCACAGGATATGGAAACTAAAAATATTATATCAGAGGCAATAGTTTTAGCTGTTCCTGGTGCTGCACAACTTGGAATAGGAATGCTGGGTGGAAAGGTAGCACCCCCGGCAGTAGAAACTGCGGCTATAGCAGAACCTGCTGTCGAACCCACAACCTCAGAGCAAGCTATAGGTCAACAATATGGCCTCAGTAATGAGGAAGTTAATACCAGACTTGTAGAGGCTGAAGACCGCTATCGTGAACTCAAGCAAAAGAAAACTACTGATCGTACTGCTAAAGAAGCACAGGAACTTACATTCCTAAAAAAGAAACGAACTAATATTGAAGACTTATTAGAATGGGACACAACTCCAAGAGAAGAAACGAAACGACCCCAACAAAAACCTTATAAATCACAGTATATAGCGGGGCATGAGATTCCTAAAATCCTTAATATGAAAGATGCTGAACGCCGAAAGTTTATGAAGAAAGAAACCGGCGAGACTTCTATGGCAAAGATGACGCCGAGTATGGCTCAGGAATACATCAATGCCCTACATAAATTAGCCCGTGAAAAGGATATTGATACTGGGATATTGCCACCCGAACGTATATTTAAGAAACCTATCATTGGTCTAACACCACAGCTTTACAAAGCAAAGATACTTGGCGTGGAATTTATGACTAAACCTGCTGCTATAGGCAAACAACAATTTGACCTTGAATTTGCCAAAGAAGCCAAGCAGGTTGATAAAATGGAACGGGTCATCAATCGTTTAGGCAAAGAAACGGTAAGAACAAAAACAGCAGCAAGATTGAAAGGTAAGCCAACTAAATCTATTGTTAAGTTCGCTGAGTTACTTAATAAGCATGAAGAACCACCTGCTGGATTATCAGAAGAGGAAGCAAGTGTATTTAACTATTTCCGTAATCTGAATCGAACGATTATAGCCAGAGAGAATGAAGTACGTGAAGAACTAAATATGGAACCCATTGAGTATAGACCCGGATATATGAGACATATCGTTGATACATTAACTCAGGATGTTATGGAAGGACGACATCCAGTACCGGAAGAACTCAAATATTGGGCTGAGGAACATGTTACAAAGAAGATCAGAAACCCGATGGAATTTCAGCGTAAACTTGGTAATGAACTTGAAGAAATTTTCTCAAATGATTTAACTAAAGCAACTAAGGCTATGCTGTGGACGGGTCTGAAAGAAATACATCTCGATAAACCTCTGAAATTCTTTGAAACTCAGATGGGATTACACTCGGAAGTAATCCCTGATTCAACCCGGCGATGGGCAGAGAAATTTATTAACCACATGATCATAGGACAGCAAACCGCTACGGATAAACGCTTGAACGATTGGGTTAGAGAATCTGGAATAGGTAAGGTAATTAACAAAGTTCTAACACCGTTTGGCCGGAGAGTTAGTCACAAACCTTTGACTAATCTGATGGCTAAAGCAGGACGATTACAGATTTATGGAGTGATGGGTTGGAGACCGAAACAGCTTATTAGAAATAAGTTTCAGTTCCTACAGAATCTTGCCCTCTATACCGTAAAAGCTAATCTGAAAAGTTTTTTTCCAGCCAGTAAACAGCTTAAAGGGCTGATGGATGAGAGTCTATTCTTAAAAACCTATAAGGGTTTTGAAGATCTAACAGAGATCGATAAGCGTACTTTAGGCCGTTTATGGTTAGCTCCATTCCAATGGACTGCTACAACTAATGCGGCCAGAGCTATGAAAGTAGCTTATTATGATACGCTTGAGCTTATCGAAGATCCTAAATATAAAAATCTTAGAGGTTGGGCCGACCCACAGCGAACCTATACCGAGGAACAGGGTTTTCTTTATCCAAGTGAAAAGAAAGTAATACTCGATGAAATGGAATTCGGTGCTGGTGTAACTCAGTATCATTATATCCCTATGGCTATGCCTGGAGTGTTCAAACAAAAATGGGCTACACCACTTACACGCTTACAAAGTTGGTGGATGAATCATTTTTTTAAGTTTCATCGTGAAGCTGCCCATAGGTTCTTTACAGGAAAAACAAGGGAAGGATTAAAACTTCCCTGGAGCAGAAGAGTTGGTTGGGGTCGTTATCTGGTAATCGGTGGAGTAGTATTAAATACTCTTGGCTATACGAGTAGTTACTTATTTGGAGCAGCCCCAGAAGGAGTACCACCGCTTGCTCAAGTGCTCATTAACATGTATAAATATACTATCACAGATAATGAAAGAGCCAGAGCTACTGCTAAGAGAAAATTCCTATATGCGCTAAAGACTTTCATACCGGGTTATCTCGCAGCTAAGGATATGAGCGTAATGTTAGATAAGGATAAAGCCTGGACTGATCTTATATTTTATAAAAAGGGTATTTTCGCAGAAGAGAAAGAAGAAGCGAGACCCGGAATAGTAAGGAGAAAACAGCGTGGACGAGCAAGAGAAAGACGATAAATTAACACGCCTATGCACGGACATGACGTGGGTTAAGATGACACTTAGTAATCATCTTCAGCATCACCAGAAATTAACCGTTGGCCTGGTCCTCGGTCTACTCGGTCTCGTTGGGAGTCTGATTATTGTCTTGGTGGGCGGTTAATCCTTCATGATGTAATTTCAAATGTTCGCTTTTACTTAAAAATACGATGTTGCTGAGCATATAATTCCCATTATCGATTCTATGGATACATAATCCACGTGGATCAATACTGTTAGTAATAACCCAGCTATATAATTCAGCAGTAGTAAATAAGCATTTGACGCCGCGAGCACCATAATATTTATATGCTTTGCAATTAGGATTATTGCAGCGATCTCTTATACTACTAACTAAATGAGTAACATATCCGCGTAATGTTTTATTATAATATCTGGCATATTCACGACGTTTTTCTTTATTCTCTTGCCGATGCTTTTTATCATACTCGCGACATTTCTTAGGATTTTTTTCCCGCCAGATTTTAATAGCAGTTCGTATACATTTCCTACACCAAGAGCCAAGATTACCTTTAACCCGTTTATTTGGTGGGAAAAATTCTGCTGTAGTAGGATATTCTTTGTCGCATTTAGTGCAAGTTTTCATTCTGCTGTTCCACTAAATAGTCACCTAATTCCTGTGGTATCTGACAACCCTGTTGATGAGTTATAAGCCAGGGTTCATCAGAAGATCGTTCTCCTACTCGCCAATTTTTCAGGACCCGCAATTCATTATCTACAATACCTGAACACACATAAAAATAAATACCGTCTTTGAGGTAAAAAAGTATTGGTTCAGCTTCAGTTAATTCAGACATATTTAATACCGTTCCCTTTACTATCCTCATCTCGTGCTCACCTTCTCGATAAACTTAGTAAACCATTCTGTACGTGTGAACCATTCACCCATCTGATCTTTCTCTGCTCTGAGTTTTATACGGCGGTCTTTTACTATCAAACCTGTGTTCACCCAGTTTCTTACTACTCTTGGGCCGCGAATAACACTATACTCTCTATAGAGATAATCGGGCACTTGACTAAGTCGAAGTAACATTTTATTTTCCTTTCAGAACTTGTAAGATTTCATCACCTATTTGATTAACTAATTTTTGCGTTATGGGGGACATCTTTATAAAATCACATGCTATTAGATTATCATAAAATTCAGTTGCCCCTGAACATTTTTCACCGATCATTTTAAGTTTTTTTATCCTCAGATTTAGGTTCTGATTCCGTATTCTTAGATGCTCGATTCTTTTCTGCAATTTCTGTTTTTCGTTCATTTTTTAATTCCCAGTATTTATCAGGATTATCACCATCATAAAGTGGCATCGGTTCTTCAGAAGCTATTTCGTCAAATCCCTGAATACCATCCCAATATTCCCAGGGAGTATCGGTAGCAACTCGAATGAAAACACCACATCGTTTTCGTTCCGGTATTATTTCAATATCCCAAGCACGTACAGGGGAAACTGCACTTGTAACCTGTACGATCCAGCCGGGCTTACCATTAGGGCCAAGTTTAGTAAACGCTCCTAAGTGTTCTACTAAGCCTTCTTGGAGTGCTCTCACTACTGCTTTACGGGTACAGTTTTTTTCAAGCCACTGGAGCAGGTCTTCACGTGATAAAAAATGAATCATAGTATTATTCCTAAAATATGGGGCGGCAAGCAATCGAACTGTCTGCCAGTCTCGGCGTTATCACCGCCCCACACCGATTCTTATAGCCTGCCGAGCAGACGGTTTATTAACTTCTCGATCAACGGATGGCCAATATAGCCAACAGCAATGCCGATTACTAATCCAATTATTAAATTCCACATTAGATTTTCCCCTGTAATTTCAATTCATTTTTCAGTTTACTTACAATTGTTTTTGTAGTATTAGACTGCTTTGCTAATTCATCTTTAAGAGGAGCAGTATTATTATCAAATGCGTAGGTATCCTTAGCATTTTGCACTCCTCTAATTATCTCTACCAACGCCCTACGCCGGACAAGGATGCTAAACAGGGCGGCAGCAGCACTTCCGATGAGGCCAAATACAGCCATCCATAAGGCAAATCTTGCTACTGCAAGAGCCATAAATAGGGATACAGAACAGGATGCGATGGCGGCGATCCCTAATTTTACAGACCCATTTATCAAGGCAAACACACCGGCAGCGACCCCTAAAATTGATAATGTCACTAACCAGTTGCTCTTTTTTGCCGCTTGCCATAATTGCTCTGTCGGTTTAGGTGCTATAGTTTCTGCATCCGGCCCTTGTAAGAATTCTCTGAGGGTAGCACAGCCTGATGTAGCTATCAGAATTAAGATAGCTATGAAAATAGTTACTTCAAGAATTCGGTTCATCATTTTTCTCCTTCAACCTTTTTACTTGCCTTTTCTGATATGCTACTTCTTCTATACTGTTCTTCAATATCTCCCGCGTGACTTTTAAGACTTGCTCTAACCTGGAAATTTCATCCCGTTGATTATCAATTTTCGTATTTAGTCTGATGATCTGTGCTTTCATTCTGATTTCCCCTGAAGCTCTTTTCTAATAGCACTATTTACATCTGAAAAATAGATACAATCATTGGCTGATTTTTGTTGTATCCATTTCAAAGCTGCTCGCCAAGCATCGGCTAATTCATATCTTTGGCTTACTAATTCACCGTGAGTATATTTATATAGCCATTTTTCAAATTCCTTCATTCTGGTCTCCCAAAAATAGATGTAATATATTCAATAAACCCTTTTGCCGAGAAGCGATTATACCTTATTTTTTTTACCTTCAAGAATCCTGCTTCCACCGCCAGGTTTCTGAACAATGTAACTATCACTTGATAATTCATATTCTACTTCCCAAGTACCCTGATATAAAGATTTAAGGGTAGAACGGATAATACTACAAAAATCTATCATTCTGGTCTCCCAATTCTTGTTCAATTATATCTTTAATCCCTTTGTGTCCCTCACTATAATCTAAATTATCATATACTTGTTCTAAAGCTGCTCGCCAAGTATCTCTGGCATCTTCTTTACTAAATTGACCCGATTTATTATGACAAAATTCATTATTACTTTCCCACCATTTCTCAAATTCCTTCATTCCGGTCTCCCAAGATACTTACCATAAACCCATGCCTGTAAAGTTAATCCTTTATATACATACTCGGTTCGTCCCTGCTTATCAGATTTTTCTTTCGATAATGTTGGACACTCTGCCATCAGATTTCGCCCAAACTGAGCATTCATTCCCGGCTTACGCCCATTTTCCCCACACCAATGCTGCCATGCTTCATACGCCATCTGTATATTCAAAGCATTATCGTTCTCCAGGTTACAGCATTCATTTACAAAGAGCGTTAGGGGCGAGGTTAGACTAATCATCTGTTGAAGTATATCCTCGGATTCAGACGGTATTTCAAATCGTCCCCGTTCTCGAAGACGCCGTAAACCTTCAAGTGCCCAGGGTATTACTTTTCCTTCTGCTGCTTCATGTCTCAGCCGATCTTTGAGTGTGAAATCTTCTCGACCTACATACGAATTTGGAAAAGCAATAACATTTGTCCTGGCTGCAAGTGCTTTGGCATGATCTGTAAAGGTAGGTAATCCGTTCATAGCTACTGTAAATCTCGTTATTAGATACATGTCAAATCCCTGACGATGTTTTGGATTTATAAAAACCGGATCACGACCAATAATACGAAGGATAGTTTCCAGGGCAGCATCGGCCTCTCCTGCCCTCGGTGTTTTAGCATCACCAAGAGTAGCAGCTAATTTACCGACTAATGGAAACCGGCCAAATTGCGAAGCCAAAGACTGAAAATCTGTTGAAACACATTGACCCCGGCCTAACATAGCCGTCATTACTTCTATTAGTGTGCTTTTACCAGATCGAGGACGACCAGTAAACAGCATCATTTTTTCTAAGGATGTATCAGTCGTACAAACATAGCCGAACCATTCCTGTAAATACTCAATGATACTTGTATTGCCGTTAAAAATATCATTGAGGGACGGTACTAATAAATTTGGCCACGCATTAGCATCAAAATCATAAGGGAAAACACACATTGAGAAGAAAGATGGATCGGGGGGATATAAAACTATATTCCCTTTTAGGTATTCATTAACATCCAACAGGCCATTACAGAATGCAATCAGGTCTTTAGGATTTATCCCGCCATCTCGCAACCATACAGGTGGATTTCCAGTGACAGGACACCATGCAGATAGAGCGTCTAAAATATCACGTACCCTATTAGCACTTGCTTTATAGGGCATAAGGGCGGGGCCTTCTTTCAATGATTTGATAAATTGCTTATCTGAAAGATAACGATATAAATTACCGCGTAGAATAGTTTCGGGCATATCACCATAACAGTTTCCTTTCCATGTAAGCCACTGTCCCTTATAGTTGCGTAATATTGGCATATTGTTTTCTGTAAATTCTGCCCCAAGAAACCGTTCAGCAATAGGATATGGAGCATCGCTATCAAATATACCCAAATCAATGGTGTCACTATTACCATGTTGTTCAACATAGCTAATTAACTCTGCCTGTGTGAGACCCTGTTGAACCCACTGCCGTAAGTCCTTGATGTTCTCAGGCGGCATCACCCGTACTAAGTCTTTGACGGTATCTCTCAGGGCAATAAAACATTTATCTAATCCTTCTTTTCCTGGGTAATAGGGGGTTCCGTCTGGTCTGTGGGCAATGTCATTTTCCCCGATGATCCAAATTTGGCGGCCTGTGAGTGGCATTTTTTGTAAATCTTTGAAGCCACCCGTCGCCGAAGGTCTGCCGATAGCAACCAAATCCAGGTCGAGAGCCGCCAATACGTCAGTAGCACCTTCCACAATAAGTATCGGTAAATCCGTATCAGGTAATACATTAGCTTTTCCTTTCGTTATCTTTTTGTTGCGTTCCGGGTCCAGAATATGCAGATAATTATTCTCAGAGATTACTTTAGTGCAACCTTTTTCAATGCGTGCACAGAGAGCCGCTGAGGGGTTGAGAGGATCATCAGGCGACACCCTGCACCAGTCCGGTTTATTGCAGATTGGACAAGTGATTCCCACATCAGCAATACGCACCCATTTATAACGTCCAGGGGCATATTTATCTCGTCTTAAGTTAGACTCCTGATTAAACGGATATGTGAGTCCCGATTTAGATCCCTTTTCATAGCTTTTCTTCCCGTCAATACCACGATATTTAAGACCTACTATGTCTCCTTTAGCATCACGTTCTGCAAATACCCACGCTTGATAACCTGGATAAAATCCTACGCCGAGAGTCTGGAGCGAGGATACCTTCACTCCCAGATCTTTGGCTAAGAAATCCAGCATTGCCAGAGAGATGTTATTCTGGTATATATCAAAGAGTTCAGCTAAGGACATTAAAACTCCTCAGCATATTCATCTTCCCTGTAATAACTCCGTGCCTCTTCCAAAATTTCACCAGCTAATCTGGCTATTATTTCTTGATCTGTAATTCCTTCCTCTCTAAGGTCATAATATCTTTCATCATTTAATGCAGATGACATATCTATTATCCCATGAGTGATTTGCTGAGCTTCTCTGAGTAATTGTAGTCTGTCTTTCATTTCTTATCTCCAAAAACGATGGGGCGGGGTTGCACTCGCGATCAACCGAGCGTCTTACAAGCCGCCCCATCGATTATAATTTAGATCGACCCAATATCGTCCAATGTCTTGTGCATAATCTTATGCCACTGCTGCGGAGTAATTTCTTTCTCGTCAATCTCTCCGGCAATTTCCTGAATTGCTGCTCGCCATGCGGCAGTACGTTGCTCATCAGTACAGGCTGCATCACCCAGTTCAATTACAAATTCCCATGCTTCCTGTTTTGTCACGCCGTCTCTGATTTCCTCAGTCTGTTTATCAACGGGTTCTGGTGCTTTTTTTGCATCTCGTTCTGCTATTTCCTGGCGAAGTTTTTCATTAGCTTCTTTCACCCGGTCAGATTTAGACTGTTTACCCGGCACAGTAGGTTTCTCTGCTTCCTTAGGTGCGACTGGCGGGGCTTTTTTCGCAGTAACTGGTTTACCAGATTTCTTGAAAATAGCACCGAATTTTGCCTGTAAGGCTTTAATTCCCTCGGTATCTAATTTCTTTAACCCGCCCCTGGGATCGGCATCCTTATCATTGATCCAGTTCACAACAAACGGTCTCTTAGCAGCATATTCAAGGTCATTGTCTCCAACCCGTATCTGAAAAATATCAGGAATATCCATCGTAACTAATTCCTGAAGATCCCTGCCATCCCATTTGAAAACTTCCATTAACTGTTTATAGTTAAGTGAAGTTTCCTGTTCGCCCTTTTTGTTGTAAAAGACAAGATTGAAATAAGCGATTGTCTCCATATTATACTCGGAAAAATCTACCCACGCATCTTCTTGGGCGTCATAATATTCGAGTATTTGCATACGAAGGTGAAGTTCTGGAAGCCCCTGCTTTGTAGATTCCGCTAACGCCCTATCAATTTCCTTGACTCTAAATGTTCCTATTCGGTCAATTTGCATGTTTAGTTCCTTTCATCATAATTATCTAAGCTACTCACTTTTTTATACCCTTGTTCGACAAATGCACATTGTCCTGTAACCGTTATAGCTCCATCTGGACAAAAACCAGTTAATCCAAAATCTGTAGATAGGAGAATACACGGATGACCATTATAGGTTACAATATCTCCAGATTTGAAAATATACGGTTTCTCGAAATTACAATGCTTCTCTAATGCTTTGGCGATAGTATCTTCTGAAAACTGTTTACCTCTGATTGTAATCATTATTTAATCTCCTTGTTTTTCAAAAAGTTTTGTAATTTTTCCAAACACTTTGAACATAATTCATACCTATTGGGAAAAGGCCCACTTATCTTTATTATATGCGGAATTTCCAAGTCAAAATAATTACCGCATCTATCACACTTGTAGACTTGCATTATTTTCTCTCCACAATATCTGATTTTCTAATTTGCTTACATACGGTTACAAGAGTATCTCTTCCATTCTCAAAAGGATTACTTTCACTCAAGTAAGGATAAGAAATTTTACCACTAATAAGGTTTACCGCAGACGTAGTTTCATCTAAGATAAAAACCTGTCTTTTATACTTAAACGGCGTGCCTGATTTTAGATTACATATTTTCTTTTTCATTTTTCCAAACCTCATCAAACAGATATTTCCACACCGTGTCATCATCCGGGCTATCAAAAGTAAGCAGAGGAAACGTATGTGGTATCGAACGGGATTTAGCCTTATAGTGAATCTCAGGATGAACACATATTACACGACTACCACTGCTTGTAGCTTTTTTATCCGAGGCTACTACTCCTTCATATCCTATCTTTAGGGTATGATCACACCATCCAAGATAATCTGATAAGACAGACGGCTTACGATCTTGTAATTCAGGAGCATCGCAAAGATAATCTTCACCACCTGGATTAGCTATACGAACAGGAACCAGTTGACAGATAATAAACACGTTAATACCTGCTCGTACTAAGGGATCCAGATCGCTAAGAATCAGGTGCATAGCATCATATACGTGACGATACCCTTTAGCGTAACCATAGCTTTCGATATTACGTGCAGAATCTTTTCCTACCTTTATGTTCTGAAGTACCCACTGTAAAGCCCAAGTTTCGAGTTTAGTGCCTGTATCAATCACAAGTGACTTATAAGAATCAAATAGGGATCGTTGGATAAGAACATCCCGCACATCCTGATAAGTTTCAACATTAGGAACCCGCTTTAGAACTTCACCTGTTTTTGGATTTCTGATTTTACGGCCACCATCATCAAGACCGAGAAACACGGGATCGGGTAACATTGAAGCAAGTGTGGTTTTACCCATACCCGGTGGGGCATAGATAATACCTTTCTCCCCTTCATTCCCGCCATCCCAGTCTTCAATATGGAACTTTTTCTTGGGTTCAGTTCTACCGGCTGGCGGTGGTGCTATTTTACGCGGGGGTGGAAGAGATGGTTTTTTAGTCATCAGCTTTTCTCCTCGTCTAAAATATGTTCAATATCTGCTCTATATGTCATAGCTTCTTCAGCATACTCAGATTGTTCAAGATGCCCCATGAAACCCGCTACAGATTCTAATAGATTTTCCAAATCATCTATCCTACCCAAAATTCCCCAATCAAAACCTGCTGGATTGTTACCAAAGTCTTTAATAGCCTTCTTTAATCGTTCATTTTCATTTTCAAGCTGCTTATACTCATCTTTGGTATAGCTTAATCTATTTTTAGAATCATAAGTCATTAGCTTTTCTCCTTCTTAAATATATTCTCAAAACCGTCTGGTGGATTATCACTATCAAGTTCTATACCGTTGTAGCATTCATTAGTATAATCACACCGGAATGTTGCCTCACAAGAATGTTCATCGTGGTAAAAACTATCGGTTTTCAACATATTCCGAATAGTACAGTAAATACTTAGAAGCTCACCCCGAAATCGTTTCATCTCATCACCAGTTTTACTAAGCTCTTTTCTTGCAAAGTAGAATTCAGGGCGTTCGGTTATATCCACAAGTAGACGAGCACCGAACATCTCAGTAGTTTCTCGGATAGCGAAGGTTCCTTCTTTTTTGCCAGGTTCAATCTCTAATAATTTATCATCAATCATCCAGTCATTCCCGCCGCCAGTTATAGTATATGGGCTAAATTGTTGCCCCATATACTCACCAGTCTCGACAAACTTCTTACTATCAGCCTGTGTAAGTTTCTTCGGGCTGATTCCCGGTTTATGCCAGGCGTCATAGAGTATCGTGTTGATAAGCTCGTCTGTTGGCTTAACACCATACGCTTCTAAGTCGCCATCAAGTTGCATTTTTTGAGCAGCCGCGATGTAAAGTGTAGTTTGTACATCCAGTTTCAAGTGTGCCCAGAAAGACGAATCAGAATCGACTGATTTACTGGTAGATTTATGCTCTACAATAGCAAGTTTACCATTATATCTTACTAACTTATCAATCATACCATCGACACATACGTTTGGTAAAGCACGACCTGAAGGGCCAAGCAACGGCATAGAGAACTTTAATTCTCTTGCTAAAACTTCAACTGGAGCATTACTATAATTCCATCTATACCCGCTAAGGCTATAGAGCAGGACTGTTCGTTCTCGTTCAAGGACTGCTGTATCTACGCCTGTCGGAATATTTTCATAGGCATTATCAAGCACACGTATAACAGCATCCATTATATCTTCGGGTAAATATCCAACACCATCACACAATGGACAATGTAGATCAGGTTTACCCAAATTAGCACAGGGCCAACAAACACTACCAGGTTCACGGCTGACTATATCCTGAATTTCATGCCAGTTAGTTCCAGTTCTCTGTGCTTCGGTATCCTCAATACGCCGGATACCCAGGATATATTTTACATAGTATCGCCAGGGACAGGTTTTGAAACAGTTAATAGCCGATGCGGATAGTTTAATTAGTCTGCGTTGTTTCATCGAGTCTCCTTGCATGTTCTAGACACGCTTTACGTGCTTCCTGTTTAGTATCATACGGACCGTGTGGAAATTCCCAGATTTCATCCCAAAACCACCACTTACCATCAGGAAATTGCTCTACTGGATCGCTGGTCATATCAATCTCCTAAATATCATCTGCCCTGTCCTGATAACAATCATCACACAGATTCATTGGAACCTCTATATCGTTTATTTCAGCATTATAAGGACATATTGTTTCTTGCACCGTTTCATCTTTTCTGCCGCAGTCTTCGCATTCTAAGTATTCACTCATATCAATCCCTCTTGCTTGAATCTATATGATAACTCGGAAACACCGTGCACCACCATATATACTGCATTATTCTTTCGTATTCTCTTACAGCGTTTCTGTTGGCTCGCACTCCATAATCCACCTTTACCAGCCTTGCACTCAATTTCTATATACTTACCATCCGGGGCTATAGCTAAAATATCACCTGCTCCAACAATACCATAAGTTTTATAACCCCCGCCAAAATCACCTGCCCCTACGTTCATACGGTCGGCTATAAAGCCATACATTCTTAGCCAATCTAAACACCCACTAAGAACACCTGCTTCTAAAAAATCTTCACACGGAACAATAGGCTTCGTTGCAAGAGACCCATCTTTGTGAGTAGACCGCTTAGGTTTCTCACCCGCAAGCATGGCCTGATATGCAGTATACTGGTCATCGAGTTTCTGCTGTTTAGTACGGCGTTTCATTATTTCTTATAAAACCCCGACAAATAACCTTCGGCATCCAATGGCAGTCCCTCTGCCCAGGCGGGACCGACTCGCATAATATCAAGCATCTGTTCTAATTTATCTTCAGCTCCGGATTTCAACACGCATCCGACAGCCTCATCGTGGGAAGTAAGTACAATTGGTATTCCTGTTTTCTCAAATTCTAAAACCCAGTATCCGAGCAAATCACGGCTTATTGCCTGAACTACATTTTCCGTGATGCTACCGCCCCATAGGTGTCCATGTAAGTATTTCAAATCACCCTTAGTGTTTACACTCATGTGTCGGTAATAGAGAACACGATCTGATGGAAGCCTACAACACAAAGTACCGTGTTGCATCCACACTTTAATCTTGCCCTTGAACACTTCAGCTTTCTGATCCGGATATTTTGTCACCCACCGAAATGCTTTTTCTATGTTAGTCCAGAATTTAGGGATTTCAGAATAAGTTTTCCGGTAAGTTTTGATGAGTTTATTGATAAAATCCCAATCATATTTTCCGGAATCGAACATTGGGCGAAGGGAATCATTCTCCCGACAACGCTGATAAAATGTATTAGAACCGAGACCGTATCCACAACCGAGAATTCCATCCTTTCCAAACCCCCGTTCAATACCCGCTAATTTACTTTCAGGTGTTTTTTCTTCCTTTTCTGATGGATTCCATACTCGATGCCCAAATAACCCGGTTGCAAATTCAGAGTAAATATCTTCCTTATTAGCGAAACCCTTTACAAGTTTATCACATTCTGCTATCCAGGCTAATACTCTTGCTTCAATTTGTCTCGAATCAGTTATAGATAATATATATCCAGGTGGAGCTAATAAACAATTACGAACCTTAGCAATAAGCAGATGTATAGGTTTACCGCGACCTTTGCCGCCAAGATTGTGAAGGTTTATCCCACCCGATCCACTCCAACGTCCAGTATGACATCCGTAGTATTTAAGAGGTACTCTAAGCATATCACCCGAACACTGAGTCTGGATTATCATCTTTCGTACCCGTTTCGCATGTTTAGGCCACGTTGTCATGCCTAATTTCGCGGCTACTAAATCACGTATATTTTCCTTCTTATGTACTAAGAGGGCCTGACAGGCTTCATCTGTCTTAGCCAGAGCAGGGATCATTTCCTTTTTACCCTGCTTCATAGGTAGCGGCTCATCGCCGAGTAATCGTTGTAACATAGCAGGAAATTCTTTTCTGGTTCGTAATACACGACTGACTTCAGCTTCGCCAGTATTAGGGGGCCAGTATTTCTTTACGCTCTCAACGGTACGGTCAACCTCTAATTCCATATCATTAGCAAGTTGTTCCGCTAATTCGTAATCCAATTTCAGCTTAGGTTTTAGAAATAGGTTAAGAGTATGTCGCATCAGAGTAAATTCAAATTCTGGATTATCTATAATGGGAAGCAACTTCTTTAATAAGGCTGCTTCAAGTCGAATATCGTTTAGACAATATTCTTTCATTACCGCATGATCCATATCCTTTAAGGGTTTATCCGGGGGACGAGAGTCCCCCGAACAGAGCCTGCGGTCTGGGACCTTATTACCAGAAGTCAACCAACTGGCAACCCAATGTTGGCCTTTGAATTGGCCCGTATCGCCTTTATTTGGAAGTTTGAATAACTTCGCCAGGCTTCCAAGATCATGTTTCATCCGGGAATCAAGATACCGGGATAGGTCTTCTATGTCAAGTGGATAAGCGGGATAAATACCAAATTTTTCAGCAAGAATCAGCATATCAAACTTATTATTTTTAGCTACAACTGTACAATTATGCAGGGCTTTACCAAAGTGCTTTTGTAATCTTTCAATCGCCCACTCTACACTCGGCCCAGGGATGAAAGTTGGCCCACTGTAATATAACGGATGGTTAAAAACCTGAAAGCCAAGCCCGGTAAACTCGAAGCGAGGATCGGCTACATATTCTGGGATAGATATAGCTGTCTTATCGTTACCCAAATGATAGTCCTTACTAAAAAACGTCTCGAAGTCGAGTAAAAGTATCTCTGTGGGCCAGTTAGCTTGTTGTAAGTTTGAGAACCAGCCTAACGCCCCTGAAGCGGGCTGCTGGAGTCGAACCAGCCCTTCATCGCTGGACGCAATGCGTGTCACCCTCGACACTTCGCCCGCTTCAGAGGCGTTAAGTTTAGGATATGGCAGAATCTTATATTTTAATTTTTTCCGCAATTCTTTTTTCTTTTTCTTACTACCAAGCAAATAAATGTAACGGTGCTTTTGCGGGATACGTTTGAATTTAACATCAGGTTCGATTTTGAGTATATCAGCATGTTTCCGCGTTCCATATTTAGCAACTGTTGAACGAGGGTGTTGCCACTTATTATCAAAAAAGTATGTGTATCCACCTGTTTTTAATGACAAACCGCAATAAAGCCAATTTGTTGCCTGATAAATATACCCTACATGATTCTCTGATGGATCAGCAAAAGAAACGATTATATCTTTATTACAATTTTTTTCAATATATTTTAATGCTTTCGAGATACAGATACTTTCGATATTCTTACTACCCCAATCGAATGAAAATAACCGTGAAAGCTCCCAATAATTTGATGACGGCAAACTATCAGTCATTTTTGCAGTCGCACTGGGACCAAAAAGTATTACACAATTTAATCTGTCTTTTATATAAAATCCCAATGCTAATTGATAAGGCGGCATACGACCACTATAATGATTCTTGACCACAACCTTTTTAGCAGTCTCATAATCAAGGATTTTCATTGTGACTTGATTTTTAACAGCAAATTTACTAATTTTTCTTCTCCGAAAAAATATATTTCTATCACCATATTTTCAAACATTGGTTCCACGTCTTATTTAGAGTCATGGTTTTTCTCCTTAGGATATATATTTTGATTTAGTTTCACCAGGTGTAAACGGTTCATATTCAGTTTCAGTAGTTTCAATAAGTCTGCCGCTACCTTTACATTTTTTACATTGCTCATACCGATATTCACTTTTATGCGTACCAACATCATAGCGTCTCTGGCCGGTTCCATCACACTCTGTACAGATTACTATCATAATTTTACCCCCAATTCATAACCATCTTTTAGATTTCCCATAACGGTTAAGTGTTCCCAGTTATCCCGCAGCCATTCGAGTCGTTCAATTCCTTCTCTGGTTGCTTTTGTATATTTCCTAAATCCATTCTCATTCGCTATGAATTTCCAGAAAGCTAAAACTGTATGGCTGATTTCAGAGAGCACGCAAAAAACAGAAAATGGGTTTTCAGAAAACCTGCCCTTCGGGCTAATATAAGGAAATGTACCTATATCTTGTGCAGTCGTAGGTTGCAGATTACAAGTAAATTCTAATATCTTTTTACTATCAACCTGAACAGGAAATTTAGCTGATAATCCTTGTATTACTACAACTAATCGTTCATACAATTCCTTACGTTCTCGCCGGAATCTAAGCTCTTGTTTTGTGGGAAGCTGATCCATTAGACACCCTCGTAAAATTCACGTTTCATGAGCTTATTGACTTTACGCATTAAATCTATACGTGCTCGCATACATATTTGACATTCGCATCGCCCCGTCCCAAACGGGCGATCACAATAGGCTTTCCGCGTGATAATTTCGGCATTGAGATAACCTATTTTGTTGAATGATTTTTGGTACTCACTACTCATCAAGCATCCTGATTAAACTTGCGATAATCCTTTCAACTTCAAGACGCATAAGATAATGAGTAGCTTTAGCGTTACTGCGGCTGACTTTCATTTCTCCATCCCATATATCGTCTCCGTGTTTCATTATAGCAAATAGGAAACCGTTATAACGTCTTACTGCCCTAAATTTATCCACTTCTAACTGTTTACCACCGGAAGATAATTCTTTCTGTAATCTCTTTGCAGTTTCTTTGGATAAATTTACTGTTATGCCGTTATCAAATCTTATTTGTGCCATTATTTTTTCCCTAAAATTTACTATCGTGATATAATTCACCCTTACTACAAGGCATTAATTCCAAATACGGATGCCCATCAATTACTATGCCACAAGATAAAATGGGACGCTCTACAATATCCCGTCCATAAGCAAATTGCCACGCTTTCTCATCCAATAAACAACCTACATCCATCCCAAAGAATCTTGCTTCATCATTTGTGCTCCACTTAATTCCAGCCCGGCTATGACAATGTCCTATTACTACAGACATTTTAGATTTATTCATTAAATTCCAAGCAGGATGAATTCCCCCGCAACCAGTACCATGTCTATATAATACCTTATCAATTTTATGCTTGTATTGCCAGTCCCATCCGGGAGCATCCCACAATTCGCTATATGGCTTGATCATA